CGAAGACTCGATGTAGTGCCCTCGCGCGGTTGCCGCAGCCCCCGTGGCGCTTGCGGTCATCACCGTGGTGAGATCGGCCAAGCACATGGTATAGCCGCCCGCTACTGTTCCCATCGGTGTAGCCGACAAGTAGTAAGAAAGGAATGGATCTCCCAGAAGCCACGTTCTCCGCGTCTCGTAGCTCCACTCCTTGGTCTCCCAGTCGAAGTCAAATATGTTCTCGATGTAATTGGACGCCCTTGGAAAGCCGAACCTCACCCGTCGTGCGGGCCAGTCCACCGCAGCTTGTATGCGCGAAGGGACCTGACACTTCAGAATCGACTCGCGAACGATCCTGTTTCCCACCGGCTGTATGGTCATGTTCGAGGCCGACAGGAAATACACGTTGTCAGGACCCACAAAGAAATGTCCCGCTATGTTCACGCCCCAAAGGTTGGTTTCCTCGCGAGGGAGGACCATATTGGCGATGACCCGAGGTCCCGCAAGGCCCACACCACCCGAAGGGATCTGCTGCCAGGAGAGGGGAAGGTTCGGCGTGTTGCTTGGCGAGCCGATGAAGATTGCATCATCGAGATAGGCAAGGAGAACTGTTCCCATCGGGACAAGACGTCTTACCGCGCCTGAGAACGCACTCCCCTGGGCGAGCAAATTGATATAGGCCGTGGCATCGGAGAAGTCCTCAAGGTCGGTAGCCTTCGACCACCGAAGGAACTGTCGAAGCTCCCCGTTGGTTCCGTCGATGAGATGTCCTGCCCAGAGCCTTCCGACGAAATAAGCCACGCACTCGGCTTGGATGCCTCCTGTTGCAGGCTGCTTTGTCGTGGATGCCGTCAGGTTCGCGCAAGCCCCTGTCGAGGGAGTCAGCTCCATCAGTTGATTGCCGAAGTTCGCAACCACCAGCATCTGTCCCTTGGTAATGTCCGTTGCCTGACAGGCATCGGTCATGTAGGGACTCTGGGAATGTGCAAGACGGGTAATAGTGTAGGCCACACCCGCAGCGGCAGGCACGTTCACCGTCGTCGTCAAGACCGTATCACTGGTCACCCCGGCAATCGTGTAGGTGACCCCGGCAACGGTGATGGTGTCTCCGACTTGGATGCCATAGGTCTTCCAGAAGGTCCCCGTCCCAGTGACAGTGGTGTTTCCTGTCGTGGTGACTGTCCCTGTCGTGTAGGTCCACGTTTTGCGGTTGTAGCCGCCAGAGATGAGAAACTGGTAGTTCTCCGTGAAGAGGTACGGATACTGGATCCCTGTCGAGCCCCACGCACTTGAAAGCAGAACGGGGTTGTCCGCAGGGCTCCAGGCAAGACCTCCAGCGGTAGCCTCGTAAGCGGAATTGCGATACAGGCCCTTGGGACGGACAATCACTCCCTGTGCATCCAACAGTGCCCCGGGCTTCAACGCCAACGGCGATGACATCCAGTCAATGCCAAGCAACGGCCTTGTGGTCATCGGCTGTGGTGTGGGCAGCCCCATGGAGAAGAACGGTGTTGGAGAACCAGGCTTAGCTTGTGCCATCGTTGTCAATTCTCCCACCAGATGCATCAGCTATCGAGCATAGCGTAGCCTTCCGAGCTTGCCACTTCGGGTCTTTGAGCGCATTCTGGTATTCCTCTTCAGCGTTCGCGGCGGCGATCTCCATGCGTAGCTGCTGATCGGGGTCGATCTTCGGCGGCTCGGGCTGCGGCTCCTCGGCAAGCGCCTCGGGGTGTTCGGTCACGAAAGCGGCTACCTTGTCGTAGAGCGCATCGTGCCCCACCCGCTTTGCATCGCTCTCAGGCCGTCCAGCCTCGCGCATCTTCTGCTTCTCGGCTTCGAAGAGCGCGTCGGCCTGCTCGTGGGTTAGAACGTGGTAGGGATGTCCGGTCTCGGAGGTGATGATGAAGCTGCCGTCCTTGCGCGGGTAGATGGGCTTGGAGGAGTCGAAGCCGTTGGCGTCGAGGATTTCATAAGCGAACCCAATCCATATATATCCAGCTGTAGCCGCTCCTATCGTTGTCCCTCCAGCCGAAACACTTGCCACACAATAACCACCGATCGAATAAGCGACGGCGCCAAGTTCCAAAAGAAAATAGGACCACGACCCTCCCGCAGGAAGAGCATAGGCAGCTCCACTTCCCGCATACGCTAAAAGCCAATGTCCCGCCGCCGCCCCCGACTGCGGGAGAGGTGCAACTTTCCCATACTGCGGCTGGTAAGGAAGAGAGTTGTACGCCGTAGCACCATCACCAAGCTTGAAGTAATTCGTGTCCGTCTCAAGGCCAATCTGACCCTTGAGAAGGACAATGTTCGCTGCGGCGAGATTCGCTGCCGTATCGGCCTGACCCGTCTGGACTCCGATAAAAAAGTCCTTCTGGTACTGGTTAGGACGGTCAAGCGGTACGGCCGGGGGGAAGTTTATCCCTCTGGACTGGTCACTCATCAGTCAAGCTCAACCCACAAGCTTGGGAAGTCATACTCGAAGCGGAACCCACCGTCCTGGATGGCCGTCTGCATGTCGGCTTCAAACTCCTTGCGAAGTGCATAGGCCCCATCCCACTCGCGGTCACGGAGCATTCCCGTCTTGGTCGCCCACTTGACAATGGGTTCCACGAAGGCATCAGGGATCAGCGGATACTGCCCCACGGTCGTAAGGGCCTCAGGAACTCCGTAGTAGTGCATCTCGTAGGTCGAGGCATGTTGAGGAGGAACATCAAACAGGATCCCTCCACCGATGCCTGCGGTAGGCCATCCGCCCGCAGGACCCTCAAGGTCCCAGAACATCTGTGGCCAAAGCTGCGTGAGGACCATCTCATACTGGGGTGTCCTCTCGTCATATCGCCTGATGTCCTTCATCATCTGCACATCGTAAAGCCACATGGCCGACAGGAAGTCCTCGCGGGGATCCACGGGAATGAACTCATTGGCGTGATAAGAGGCGGGAGAGTTGACGGCATTCAGAGAACAGGCGAACCACTTCTTATAGACGTTCACCGTCTGACCGACAGTAGGGGTCGTGGTCCAGGTGTCGGCAATCGTTAGTATGGGATTGGCACTTCCATCGGAGGCAATCACCAGGTGCTGTTCACTTCCCTGAGACGATGTAGTGGTCGCACCGATGTCAACGATCCAGTTGACATATCCATGGTTCTGGATGAGCCCCGAGAGCTGAACCTGATTGGTAGCAGGGGCAGCAACCACCGTGGCCTGGATCACCGTAGGGCGAAAGAACACACGGCGCTCGAAGGACCTGAAGCGCACATAGGTCCCATCCCCAAGCTGCGTGTTCCCGACCTTGCGATAGGCCCTGTTGACCCACTTGCCGATCATCTGGGCGCCAGCGGTCGTGAGGTCCACTGTTCCGTAGACCCCTCCATAAGGGTAGAGATCCGTGGACTCACCGAGGTTCTCGTAGACCTCGCGGATCATGTCCCCGTAGGTGTAGCTCACGGCTTCTTACCTTTTTTCTTTGCCACATGCTGTGGCAATCGCTTCATGTTGGGCGTCTCGTGAGCCCACGTCCGCGCGCGTTTTTTCATCTTCGGACCCAAGGCCCCGGAGAACGCGGCCCGAGCTTGTGCTTTTGAATGGAAAGGCATGGCCTTTCCTCAATCGTTCCTGCGGCCGTTACCCGTCGAGTGAATGTTGGGATGCGGAGTGACAATCGGCTTGTGGTTGGGCTTGGGGGCAGGACGATAGTTTCCCGCCGTATGCACGTTGTCCTTCCTCGAACCCTTGGGGGTCATGTTGCCCACACCTTCACAGGAACCCTTGTAGCTTGCCATTTTACTTTCCCTTTCTCTTTTTGGAAATCTTCTTCATGTTCTCAGCAAAGACGGCCTTCTTCGCCGCCTTGCCTCCATGCTTCTTGGCAGCCGCAATCTTCGAAGGTGTTGCCTTCCCGAAGCTCCCCAAGGTCCCCTTGGCCTTCATCCTGGCCGTAGCCTTCTGGATCCACTTCGCCATAGGCTCTACCCTCCGTAGAGCTTGGCTTTGGAACGGGAAGCATTCGTCATCCCGCCCACCTTGGGAAACCCCGGGGTACTCCCACCCTTACCCGATGAGTGCTGGGGATAGTCCTTCCCCATGGGAGCCTTCGCCGTCTTCGTGTCCCGCCAGTCCCTGTTGTCAGTTCCATCGTTTCCGATTTTTCCCGCCATTTCTCACTCCTTACATGAAAAGCCGGCAGATGGCTCCACCAGTCAGCGTGGCAGCCTTGATCGGGGTCTTCCACGGGCGGCGGCCAGCGAAGTTGTGATTGTCCAGGATAACCGATGTCCCCGCTCCGCTTGCCACTTCCAACTGCTTCACCGAGTCTGCATCGGTCAGGATGAACTTCCCCGCTGCGCTGAAGAACACCGATGCCGCCACGGGAATGAACCCGTAGCCCGCTCCCGCAGGACTCGTATAGGTGTCAGTCGTGTTGGCGATCGTGATGACCCCGTTGGTTCCAGTAAGGGCAGCCATTTACTTTTTCTCCTCTACCAGCTTTTCATTGCGTGGCCTATAATATAAACCGTTTCGGCCGCTGTCGCAATACCAAGAGTGATACCCGCGATCTTCCAAGCATTGCGCTGCATCTCAAGGTTACGGACTTCCTTGTCCGTGGCGCTTTTGTAATTCGAGAGCGCACTGGACAGCGTCGCTAATTGCCGCTGTAAGTCTTCGGCCTGCCTCTGTGCTTGCGCCAAGTCCTGCTGTGCCTTGCTCAATGAGGTGTCCGATTGATCCAAAAGCCTCTGCAAGTCCGTTATAGTCCGTTCGTAGCTGGGCAGCTTCACTGCGAGACTGTTGTAAGCTGCTTTGAGCTGACCGAAGGTCAGAAGCTGTAGTTGCGAGTCCCTCAGAATACTGGTGGCCTCCTGCGAGGAGTCGGTCAAGTCCTTGAGCAACCTCTCGATAAGCTGCTTGTCGTTCAGCGTCTGCGGCAGCGGCGCGATTTCCTGCTGGCACCACAATGGAGACCCAGCAAATGCCAAAGCCAAGCACAAGAACAATCGGCAGCACCCACCATTTGACCACATCGGCCTTCCTACTTGGGAGGAGCCACAGGGGTCTGAGGAGCCGCCTGCGAGGCAGCCTGTCCAGATGCCACCACGTTCAGCGTGCCGAAGACCGCAAGGTCAGCCGTGGCAGCCCCTATGAAAAGACCGATCACCGTCACATCGAGCACCTGGGGCTTCACGAACAGTATCACCAGGAACAGCGCCACATGAACCACCAGCGTCCCGATGGCGATCCAGAACTTCGTGTTCTTCAGCGTATTCATTCCCTTTTCTCCTCTCACATCTCGTAATGGGGGTAGTCCTTGAACCCTCCGGCCCAATCCCCACCCCACTTGAATCCATGAGCCTTCATCACATTAGAAACCTCAAGCCACCTCTGGTCAAGCGGCACCGGCCACACGGGCTTTCCATTTTCAGTCGGCACCACATCCAAAGCCCGTCCCCCCTGATGATTGGATGGCGTGTTGACCCCATCGCAGTTTGTCACCGTGTAGGTGTTTTCAACCGAAGCAATCGGTGCCAACCCTGCTACATGCCGTGACAGGTTCACAAGGTCCAGCGTACACCGTCCCTGATGGTACAGTGCAACCTGGTCGGCTTCGGTTCTCAACGTCGCGGTGACCGCCACAGGAATGCCCTTGGTCTGAAGGTCCGTCAGTGCTGCCTTCGCCGCAATCGCCACATCGCCCTTCAGGGCATCAACGCTTACCGTCATCCTTCCCTCTCCCCTTCAGCGTCGTTGGCCTGTTCGTTGGCCTCCTCCACAAGGTCCGAATGCTCCTCGATGGCCTCCACGAAGAACTTGTAGCTGTCCTTCCCGCTTCCTTCAAGGGCAAGAGCTTCTGCCAAGTCCACCATGAAGGGCGCGGTGATCTTCTCCGCGAGCAACGCCTGTCGGATATTCCTCTCAATCACGCAGGCGCTGTCATGCGCCGTCTCGTAGTCCATCCCACGATACTTCATTCGAAACCGCTCATGGATCTCATGAAAGGACGTACAGATCTGGTCAACGATGCTCATGTCATCTTCGATCCAGATATGCCTCTCAGGACACCATCCATAGCGGTAGTAGTGCCCGCCCTCACAGAAATCCACGAACAGGTGATCCCTGACGTAATCCCCTTCCACATACATGACATAGAGGGTCTCAGGTCCATCAGGGGTCTTGCACTCAATCTCCAACCAGCAGTTGAGTAATGGCTCCTCCCCTTCAGGAGCAAAGTTCACCTTATCGTCAAACCCGATATCCCGACCGAGCTGGTCCCCGAGGTAAGGCTTCACTCCTGTGCCTTCTGGCTCACGCTCTGCCGTGTAAGCAGCCGGTCAAGCTCCTCGATGGTCTTGTCCGTTGAACCGTTGCACTTTCCTTCCTTTTGGTTCTTCAGCAGACACAAGACTGCCCTCAAAAGTGGTGGAAGCAGCGTCTCGATCCTGTCAAGCCTCTTCGGCGTATGCCACAGCCGAGCCAACTGCACCGTGAAGTAGGTAAGAAAACCCGCAGCAAGTATGCTCGCTGCCCCGATGAGAATCCCGCTTGACTCCTCGCTCATTACTTCCACCTTGTTTCCACTCAGGATGTGTGTGCTATCCTCATCACGGAGGTTCACATGAACTGGCTTGTCATGTACTTCGCCCTTCAGGCAGGAATGGTCTCTCAAACCATCGGTATCGGCCCCTCGACATGGACCGCGCCGCCCAACACCATCGAGGCGACGATGTCGGCCAAGGCTGTGGTCCTCGACCACATCGAGCTTTCCACCTTCATGCGCTCCTGGCAGATACCGGCCAACGTGAGTCCCTTCTTCTCGCCCTTTCGCATCGACTACGGCGTTGAGGCCAAGCTCACCCTTGGCCCCCTGTCGGCAGGAATCCGGCACGAATGCGATCATCCTGTCTCGTCGAGTTTCACTGGAAGCACTACCACCGTGCCCATGGGAAACTGCACCGAAGCCTTCATTCGTCTCGACGTGGAGGCTCACTTCTAATCTCCCATGTAGTAGCCGACAACTATAAATCGGACCGTACTACTTCCAGCCGTAATATTGCTTTCAGTAAGGGCATAAAAATAGCACTGCCCAGAACTATTCAACGGCACATCTATTTCCGATAAGGATATTTGAGTTGTACCGGCGGCGGCAGCGTATCCTGATGCGTTTACAAGAGGATGTCCTGTTGTAAACGTTGGCGTGTTTGCATTGTTGTCAGAAAATGCAATGTCGATTGAATAATTACCGGCGGCGGCAGCGTATGCTGACAAGCGTACTCGTATGCGAACAGCTTTTGCCCCTATAGGAACGCCAACTACACCCGTTGCAGTTATAGCGCTACCATACCATGAGGATACGGCTGGCACTACCATCGCACCGCCTATTCCTCGGTCCGTCGTGTTCCCCAATGGAAGATGCCGCAACTTTCCAAGTTGATACTGCGTGCCATCGGTGTCCACCGTCTGGTGAGGCGAAAAGGTCCCACCCACCACTGTCCAATAACCGCTGACACTGGCCTCAAGTGTAAGTGATTGCCACTGCCCGCCGAGATACAGGGAGACATTTCCCGCCTTGTCGATCACATCCGTTCCGTTGGGAGCGACTTGAACTATTCCTGCTCCGCTGTCCGCTTTAATGATCGTTATTGGAGCATACCCTACCCATGAAGAGGCCGCAGGAAGGTTGAACACAAACGCGCTTGCTCCTGTCGTTACGAGGAACGCTCGTGCCATAACGGCGGTCGACAGTGTATAGGGTGTGCTTGAAAGGGCTACAGCAGAAGCATTTCCAAAACCAATCTTGGCTTGGAGGTAAGTGACAAGAGCTGCAAGGCTGAAACTCCTGTCCACAGGACTCGCGTTGGTGTCCGCAATCCACAGGAGTCCTGAGGACGACGGGCTTGCGATGCTCGACAACCCCGTTATGGTCTGATTAGCCATTGGGATTTCACCCCTTGATTATTGGAGGCACGATACGCTCAGTCCCGATGCCGGCAGGCTTGTAGCGACGAGCACGCTCTTGAAGCAATATGCTCGCAATGTCCTTGTAGTCGCCGTTGGGAATGCAGTAGTACTTGCCTCGGAACTTTCTGATTTTACTCTCGGGGAACGCCTGATTGCACACGGTGCATATCCACGACCGTTCCCCAAGGGCGGCGTCGGGAGGGTTGCCCTGGTTGGCAAGTAGCCCGTACCCTCCCGGATCTGCCGCATCGTAGTCCTTCTGGTAGAATTGAACCTGGCCGGACTGAGCCATGTTCTTACTTCTTCGCGCCCATTTTGTCCGACTGTTCGAACAGTACGAACAGGTACGCAGCCGAAGCGTTGGCCGCCGTTATGCCCGTGAGTTTCACGGTGTTGTCACCCGTGATGGTGGCCTTGTCCGTCACGTCGACAGGGGTCGCCGGGGTGGTGATCTTCACCAGAAACGCGCTCTTGATGACATCGGTCATGGTCGTAGCCGTGAGGGAGCTTCCACTCGGAACAGCCCCGCCCTTCGCCATGATGTCCCCGACCACCGTGAAGCTGACACTGGTCGCACCCGCGCTGTTCCACCCAACGGCCAGCTTGGTCCCGGTGCCCTTCATCTGAGGGACGCCGGAGATGTCCGGCGCCCCCACGAAGGAGGTCAGGCCCGTGGAAATGGTCTTCCCGTACGCCATGTCTCCTCCTCCTTAACCCGTCGACCCGACAAGCCCTCTCCAGTGGAAGAAGGTCGCCAGAGCCCTCATGTGGGCCTTCCACAGCACGTTGCCCGTGATGAAGTCCACAGCCGGCTCGTACTTGATGTGGCGCCTCCAGATCCACCTCAGGTCGTGCATCCTCTTGTCCGCCACGACCCACGTCGTGGTCGAGGTGAGGAACGGCACAATCCTGAAGGTGAACTTCCCCTTGATGGGGTTGATGGCGTTGGCCGCGCTGTCGGGATCGTACTCGCTGGCGCCCAGGATCTCGGCCATCCACCTGTTCTGCGGATGGATCACCAGCTCGAACGGGGGCATCGCGTACACCGGGATGCCGCGCTCGTTGGTGAGGTTGGCGAACTTGTCAACCGCCGCCTGCATGTTCAGCTTCGACAAGCTCCCCGTCAGGAGGTTCGACTGCGTCGAGCCGCCCGGGCCGTAGGCCGTATGGGAAGCGCTGAACAGAGCCGCCGAGTCAAGGCCAGTCCTGGTCGTGGTCACGAAGCCCGAGTTGATGAGGTCCCATCCCTGAAGCTCGATGGTGTAGGCCATCGCCTTGGCCTGCTCCCGCGTGATCTTCTTCATGATGTCATGCCGATCATCTTCCATCATGACGCGGGTGGCCTGCACGGCAAATCCGTACTCGGCGAAGTACACCGTCTTTTCAGGACCCTGATAGAGGGCATCATACGGGAAGGCTTGGCCGTCGTAGACAGTCGGGGCCGACCCAAAGGAGGTCATGAGTCCTTCCTTGATGTAGTGGCTCTCGTTGTCATCACTGACGTGGGCAAAGTCCGTGATGATGCTTGGCCACCGATCATACTCATCGAAGAACTCCCTGGTAAGGTCTTTCTCCCAAAGCTGCGTAAGTCTCGCAGCAGACATAAGTGCCATTCCGCTGCCTCCTTACGCCTGACCGTAGAACGCGCCGCGGGCGATCAGGACGATCAGCTCGGCATACGTTCCGAATGCACTCCACGGGGCCAGACCAACGATCTGGAGAACACCACCCGTAGTGTGCGTGAGGTCAATTCCCTGGTAGCCCGAAGTCGTCCCGTTGATGCGGTACTTCTTCGAGGCCACCCCGATGTAGCCCTGGGTCACGTTGGTCGTCGCAGTCGACTGACAGACCCACAGGCTCTGGTCATCCGCAGGCAGGATCTCAGGATAGTGCTTCTGGGTTGCCGTCTCGCCCCAGCCGGGCACCGCCGAGTTGCAGATGCCAAAGATCGCGTTGGTGCCCGTGGCAAGGTAGCCCAGACCAACGGAACTCTTGATGGCATCCCCAACCTTCAGCGTGGTGGCCGAAGCAATCGGAAGCGGCCCCGATGAACTCGCCGTACCACCAGCGGCCTTCCCAGGGGTAGTCGGCGCAGTGGCCGTCCCTGAGACCATGCGGGCGTACAGTCGGAAACCGTACGGCGCAAGTGTGTTAGCCATTCCTCACAACGTCCTTTCAGACCTTTTCACTTGGTCGGTCCAAACCTTTTTTATGAGAGGACATACGCCCTCTACTTTCTACCGCCAAAAGTATGCTCCTCTGCCCGAATGTCGTCAAGATCCTGAACGGTCACCTCCTCACGGATCAGGTCCTTGGATATGTTCTTCGCCCCCTCGATGAACTCCTGCTTGTTCTGGTTGTACTTGTTGTGGCTGACCATCGACATGGCTTTCAAATGGTCATCCCAGGCGCCACGGCGAATACAGACCAGCACATTGTAGATGGCCTCACCACTTCGCATGTCCACCGTTCCGTCGCGGATCTTCCACACCTCGCCATTCCAATCCAACGGGGATTTCGACTTCTCCTCTTCCTCATCCGCAGGCCGTCGTATGACCTTAAACCCTGCTCCCTTGGCCGCCTCCACATCCCCCTCGCCGCCCTCCACGCGCGAGGTGACGTAGTACTCAGGCAGGAGCTTCTGGAGAATTTCTATGTCACGGACCAGGGGATTTGCCTTTCCCTTCGGCCCGTCGAGAATCTTCTGCGTAGGGTCGACCGACACCGAGTGAAGCCCGATGTTCGCCTCCCGCACACGCCTGTCATACTCCGCGAAGGCCATCCAATATGCCTTCTGGGTCGTGCCACTGAGCCGCGCCACGAACTCATCGGAAAGCTTCTTGAAGTACACGTAGTCGAAGTGAAGCCGCATCCCGGGAGTCGCATCGGCCTTCAGGATATCCTCCTCGGTGGTGACATCCTTCACCTCGAAGACCTGGTAGTGCTCCTTCTCGCTTGCCTCATTCGCGTTGGTGATGGGCATCCGGGTGATGACCGTAGCCTTCGTCGTGACCTTGGAACCGCCTGTTTTCGCCATTATTTAATGTATCCTTTCGCTATGAGAAGATCGTTGAAGTCCATCCCCTTGCGGGTGGCTTCAGCCCTCAGTCTCGCCTCCGTTGCCGCATCCGGTAGTCTCACCTTCCGCGTCTGGGCCTGTCCCTGGGGTGCGCTTCGCGCCTCCCCGTTTGCCGCCACAGGAGGCCGCTTCCCCGCCTCGATGCCATGGGCCTTCAGCGCCTCGGCCACCGCCGCGTCGACCTTTTCCTTTATGGTCTCGGCTTCGATCTCCGAGGAGTGCTTCTGACGGACACTCTGCCATGCAAGCTCCCAGATGTTCGGCTGGGACCTGACTTCCGCCGGCTGCTGTGCGACCAGCGCCTCCACTTCGCCTTTCCACCTCTTGAAGTACGGATCGCGGGACTCCAGGAGTTCTTTTCGGGTATTCGCCAGCTCCGTGGACAGACCCTGAAAGACCTTCCCGTACTTCTGCTCCCCTACCATCTCGGTGTACTTGCGAAGGACCTTCGCCCCCTTCTGCGGGTCGAAGATCTCATCCGCGTGTTTCTCGAAGAACTCCTCAGGACTCTCCACAGGCGTGTTCACAGGCGGTGCGGCAGGCTGCGCGAGCCGCGAAGCCAGTCCCTCGACCCCTTCTCTCAGCGCCTTGGCGGTATCGGCCTGAGCACGGAGTGCGGCAAGCTCCTCAGGAGAGATCGTGGAGACGGCAGGCTTCTCTTCGGGGGTCTCTTCCTCCTCGCCTGTCACTACCTCGATGTTTCCGTCCGCTTCCCTCTGGATGTCGGCCGCCGCTTGGGGATTCTCCTCAGTAGGGATCCACTTCTCCGTCCCTCCTTCGGGAATTTCCCCTCGGGCGACCTTCTCCTTGAGCTCAGAGATCACTCTCTGCGCTTCACTCTTCGCCATCGACATTCTCCTCGACCCACACTACGTTCGATTTCATACTCCCGTTATCTCGCCTTTGGTGATATACCCATGCCAGTAAGTTTCCCGTTCGGGGTGCTCGCCGTCTATGAGGATACTCGGCGTCGTCGTGAGATCATCATACCCTGTTCCCTCGACGTGCCACCTCACGTACTGGCCCCCAACCATGTTGAGGTCTCCCCATAGAGCCTTGCCCTCAAACCATACCATGATCTGCATCGTGCCGACCTTCCCTCCGTGCTTCTTGAACTGCGCGGGATGAAGGAAGGAAATGCAATCAGCTTCAGCCAAGGTGGCAACGGGCTCGTAGTAGATTTGATCATGCTCCCGCTCATCAAAATCATCATCGGTCCAGTTGCCGCGCAGCGGGTCGATCCCGGGCTTGAGGAACTTTCCAATCTCTCTGCGAGACTTTACAACATATAGCTTTGGTTCCAATTCTGTTAACTTCATCATTCCCTCTCACTTGTCAGGTCATTCTCCTCGACCCCACGTGACAACTTCAAGATGAAATTGTGCAGACTGAGGAGGGCTTTCGCCGCCCCTTGGTTGACACGGAGGTCCTTCTCGCTGGCCGACACGTTCTCAAGTCCCGCCTTGGCAAGCTCAAGGTCTCCGATCAACACTACTCGCACAAGCTCCCAGTACTCACTGTCCACCAACCCCCGGGCCAGCTCCACCATACGTAGTAAGAACCGGTACTCCTCCTGCTCCACCAGCGACAGGCCCTCCGGGTCCTTGGGCCACTGTCGGGCCAGCAACTCCTCCAACGGTCGGGGCGGGCGGTCCACCAGGTCCTGCTGCGCCATTGCTACCTCCCTGACTCCGCATCTGTTCGATCGCCTGGATCTGGGCTGCGTTCTGCTCCCGCATCATCTTCACGAGCATCTCCAGCTTCTCGACGTTCTGGATGTAGTTCTCCGTGTCGTCGAAGTCGGCAAATCGGTAAATCTCTCTCAGTGTATTGACCGACCCGACATAGATCTCAAGAAGCTGGTTCCACGCATCAGGGGCAACCTGTCGAAGCTGCATCCCCTGAGGCCCATTCACCAGCATGTTGAGCTGCACAAGCTGCGGCTGGGCTTGGAAGGTCAACTCCATGAGCTTGACAAGGGTATCCCGACGAGCCTCAAAGGACCTTGCGATGTCCGTGGTGTAGATCTCGAAGCGCATCCGCCTCGGCACTTCCTCGATGGGTACGGAGAGGATTTTCTCCAGCCTTGCGATCTCATCGTCCTTCAGACGCTGAAGCTTCCTCTCATTCCATATCACCCGGTCCTTGTTCTGGACCAGTAGGAAGTAGACAAGCATCCCCACACGGGACCAGTTCTCACTGGTCGACTCGATGATTGTCGCCGTGATGTCCTGTGACTGTGACAGTCGCATCTGCTGACCACGAGCAGTGTCACGAGTACCAAGGGTAGGGTCAGAAAACCCACGAGCAGGCTGCGGAATGCCACAAGCCTGCGCGGCCAGGGACCAAACGAGATTCTCGCTCTGAAGCGACGAAGGCGGCACATCACCGAGACCAATCTCATGCATGTCCTCCTGGGGATTGTCCGTGACCCAGACCTTACCTTGATAGATTGTGTTCTTGTTTTCCCTCAGGACCGACCGACGTAGCGCGAGCATCTTGATGGTCGAGAGCTTCATGCCGTCATTGCGAAGCCGATGCGTTCCGCTTGCCTCGTCCTGGAGGTACTCGCAGATCTGGCCCACGCCACGGGACTCCAGCATGAAAGCCCTCGGGATGTAGCCGAACTCCTGAAACTCCCGTGCGGCGATCCCGTTGTACACCGCCCGTACGACAGTACGCGATGGGCAGTGAACCGTGAAGATCAGGTCTTCCCACGTCCCATCGTCATCGATGTCCCAGTAGAAGTGAAACTCCATCAGGTCAATGACCCCGGGCTGACGGGGAGTAAAACCACGGAGCTTCTCGCTTTCCATCTCCGAGAGCGTGAAGTCCTTTCGCAACCATGACCGTGGGTCGATCTCACCTGAGTCGTTCTCGGGCTTGTCGTAGAAGCCCTGGGCGACCTTGTTCTCAAACTCATGCAGCGGCATGTGCAGTTCGTGAGCAATCCACGGCATCCGCTGTATCTCGTCCCAGAACGGCGGATAGTAGGTATCCTCCTGGGATATGGGAATGATCGACGGCCCATCGTGGAAGGTCATCACCTTGGTCTGGGAAGCCCCGTTAAGACCTCCAGACTTGAACTTCCACTCAAGGGTTTCCCAGACGACCTTCACCACGAGCAATCCCATGAAGGTGGCCTCATCGCTGACAATGCGCTTCACCTTGTCGAGGTTGAGGTCGGTCTGAGAACTCGAAAGGATTCCCATGTACTTCGTCATGAACTTCGCATCATCATGGCTGTCAGGGTCATCGCGAAGGGATTTCAACTGCCAGAACCACGGCTTTCCCGTATCATAGTAGCCCTTCACCTTGGCGTAGCTTGTCTGCGCGTGGATCTGCGTCAGTGGCGGCTCGATGCGAGAAGCATTCGACATGGAGTGTTCGGCAGGAGTGGTCTCGGGAATGGCCTCGCGCTGACGGCGCCACTTGATCCACTTTTTGACGCGGTTCTCGCGGGAACTGACCGCATCCTCAAGCTCCTGAAGGAGATAACCGAGGATCTCCTCGCGCTTCTCCTCAGTCAGCTCTATGCGAAGTGGATCATCCTTGGCAAGGGACTCGTCAGTAGCCGGTTCGTTGGCGTATTCCACCTGTACATCAGTCGCATCGGACATTCACTTTCTCCTATCAATAGCCAAAACTGTTGTCAGCTTCCACAAGACTCAGCTCATGCTCAAGGTCGGCCTCTTCGGCAATCTCGATCTCCTCGGCATTTGCCGGCCTCTTCAGCCAGCTTAACGCCTTCTCTGTCTCATCAAGGACGTCCAGTCGCTTTGACGGGAAGCTGTCCTTTTCCTGCTTCAGTTCTATCACCGCTTCAGGCGTTGAGTACAGTAGCCCTTGGGCAAGGTGCCACCCAACGACGGCACGAATGCGAGCAGTCTTATCCCCACTGGCGGGAGCCTCCTGGAGATTGATGTAGCACTTTCGCTTCTCCTGCTCCTTCACAAGCAGTTGATAGAGACCTCGCTGCATGGCGTTGGTCTCAAAGAGGGTCGCTTGAAGGATTCCCGGAAACAGATTCCATGCAAGGAATATCGCATCGAAGGTCTTGTCCATGGACATGAAGCCGACCTTCGACCACACGCGGAAGGCCCGATTCTCATCGTCCATGAACCACACAGCGACAGACGTGCGTGATGTGAGGACTGTCACGTCGCGGTCCTTGGAGGCGGCGTCCGTGGCGATGACACCAGCGAGTGAGGCGCAGTTGAGGGTCACAACTTTATCTGACAGTTCATCACGATAGGAGATCAACTGCAATCCGCGATCTGGATCGCTCCACAGCCGACAGGGCTTCACGACGTACTTCACGAACTCGTTGAGGCCCGACTTCTGAGGCTTGTTCCAATACTGGAGTGCGGCAGTCCAAGCGTCCATTTTCGACAACTGTCCTGCGTCGATGATCTCGGGGGCGATCATCTCACCATCCTCTTGGACCAGTCGATAGTAGATGCTCCACGAGCCGCCCGGGACAGGATAGATGTCCTCGTCGAGGGCACCCACGACTTCCTTGGCGTCTTTCACAAAGGGTTCGTAGCAGTCATCGACAGCGTAGCGCGTTCCAACGATCCCGATAGTGTCCTGTTTCGGACTTACAAGAAGCGCCGATAAGTTCGTGTTCATCCACTTCTTGGCGTTTTCCATCATCGTGGTCGCTTGGTATTGCCAGTCGATCGCATCCAGTCCTATCGGGTCGTCGATGTCCAGGTCCGTGTGATGGTCTCCTTCCCCTGAGCCTGTCACACCCGCCGCCTTGATGGAGGGCTCTGCGGCAATGCGACGGCGATTGGCCATGACCATCATCTCCCCGTTCCACTCCTTCGATGAGGGCGATGGTACGCGCGAGGCAATCGGTGTCCCGTCCGGCATCGTCCACCCATTGCCGTAGAGCGCAGCGTAAAGCGGATTTGAATCGATGATTCGTTGGGAAAGATATTTGAAGGTCTCGGCACGTGAGATGATGGCATTTACCAGTCGGATACGCCTCTCCCCGTCGCGTGTCAGTATCCATGTGTTTGCTCCATGAGAAAAGACCGTTGACTTTCGAAATCCTCGGGGCATAAGAGCCATCCATCGAGCCCCCGGGGCCATGCATGAGTCCGACTGACGCCAATTGCACATGTCGAGGTTGATGTCTTCGTTCAGTTGCTCGTAAGGACCTGTCGCCCCTGCGATGAACTTAAGGAAAAACCACAGTGACACCAGTCCAGCTTGGCGAATGATGTCGAGTGTCTGTCGGGAGGTGAGCGTGGGATGGGGTGAGGTTACATCGGCGATGAGATCGGCGAGGACTTTCGATCCCGAGGTGAAATCGGGGAAGTCGGGGGCCTCGGGATGGGGACGAATTGCAAAGTGCTTGGGGATTTCGAAGGTTAGGAGACTTCCGTCGTCACGCGCGATACGCTTGTAGGTCTTCACCGAGGCTTTTTGAATCCTTCGACAGTGAACTGACGGTCGACGACGGGTATTCCATTGAGAGTAAGGGGCTTGAAGTCCTCTGGGGGGGACTTTTTACTCTTGGAGGTCGACTTCGGAGTCTTCTGGGGGCGCATTTTCCTTTCTTTCAGGCTCCACAGACGGCGGGACGGACAGCGGTGAGTCATCAATGAGGGCAAAAGGCCTTGGGTCGGCCTTTGCGGGGGTCACATTTCGGAAAATCGGCTCAGGATTGGAGGCTTGCGCGAGTGATGCGATACGTCCAAGTCCTGCCAAGGCCATGGCGAATACCTCTTCGGTGAGACCTGAGGGCAAGGAGCGCTCTTGCTGTGCTTCGGAGAGCTTGATGATGCGATCTGAGGCGGTCACGCGCGCCGCATCATCGTCAGAGTTGTCCATCACGTCGACGTAGGTCTCCAAGGCCTTTGCGGTGAGACCGCGTGATGTTGACCTGACCTTGTGCTGGAAGTCGCCGTCGGACATCTGCATGAGAACGGAGGGGTCCAGACCGTCCAGGGGAGAGGATGTGGCTGGGCGCTCGTCCTTTTTGGATTTCACTGTGTGATGGATGCCTTCTCGGGGGTTATGATGAGGGATTTGGCAGTGGTGGTGGACTTGCCTTTCCAGGGCTTGCCACAGAGGGCGCAGGCGAGACCGATTTCGAGACTTGCCTCGGGGCCTTGTGAGAGCATGTTGATGACGCCGAGGGTGCGGATGGAAGGCTTTGGGAGGTCAAGAACGGAACATCTGCACTTGCAGTCTGGAGTGAATTCCAAGCGCATGGAGGTACTCCTTACTTTTGACATCCACGATTGGAGTATCGGCGAGATGTGATGCAACTGTCAAGAGGTGACAGGCGAGCGTAGCGAGCCGACAGAGGTGTTGACTTGCTACAGAGGGCCGCTAATGTGAGGGACATACGCTGCCGCCGCGAAGGGCCTTTCCCATTTCACTTTTCCAGCGCGCAGCAATAGGGCAGCGCACGCGCATTCGCGAGTTCCCGGGCAGCGACGCGATGCACAGACACAAGCGATCTCACAGTGCCCCCATGTAGTGAAATGCGCGGCGCGCGTGAGCGCGCGCAGTACAGCGGGTGAAGGGACAGTGATGCAACGCGGCGCGCCGTAAGGCGCTATTGCCACGTCATAGCGCTGTATCGTCGAACAATGCGACGGCGATCGATTATCGACTTTTGGGTAATCATTCGCCCATTCGCCTGTCATTCGCGTATTTTCGTGCGAATGTTGGGGAAAATGAAAAAAGGCCTCTTTTTATTATATATTTACATATATTTTTTATATAAGAATAAGAGAAATAGCCCATTTTCCCAGTGTTTTGATCCCTCATTCGCATATTCGCATGACGGAAAATGGGGGTGAGGTGAAAACGACGTTTCAGCCTTAACATCCGTCACAACATCTGTCAACCTGGGCCGCTGGGAGCATTTTGACGGTTTCTCTTCCTCTATTCGCACGCGAATATGCGAATGGAAAACAAAAGTATTGAGAAAAAGGCCACTTACTC